GCACCGGCGCGCCGAGATAACGAGCAGACTCGCGGTATCGAGGTTAATCTTCCCTTCTCGGAAAACGGGGTGAACTCTGGGGTGGAGGTCCAGAGTGCGAAAGCCTCAAAACCCTCTACGATCTCGGCAATTACACCTGGCAACCTGGCCAAGAGCACGGTTCCGCAGACGGCTGCAAAGTCAGATTCTGCGGTCGAACAACTGTTGCATTCCCAGGGGCTCACCGTCGTGACGAGCCGTCGCACGCGAAGGCTGCTAAAGAGATTGTCCCCGACCTCCGCGGATGGGACTGGCCTGAACGCGGCTCCCGAGCCGAAGAAGCCAGTCTCCTCTTTCAAGTAAGCAGACACGTTCGTGCACCTAAACCCGAGGACCAGGTCCTGGCAAGGTGCATGGATGGGATTGTCTCAGAATACCCCAAGACTTATGTCCCTCCAGGATGTAGTGATCTGGATTTTGAGAAGTCTATCGAAGAACATGTTGTGCTGACTCGTGTGGAGTGGATCATAGACCATGACGTAGTACCAGACTCCAGTCCGGGCGTACCGGCTAGTGCTCTTGCAAAAGAGAACAAGCTCGTGTTCCTGCAACACAAAGAACTAATCATTCATTGTGCTGTAGAGAGGCTTAGACTGTTGAGCAGTGCGAAGTTAGATGGGCTTTCCGCCACAGAGCTAGTTCAGCATGGTTTGTGTGACCCAATTCGATTGTTTGTGAAACAAGAACCACATGACATCGGGAAGATTCGTGATAAACGCTTCCGGTTGATTGCATCACTTTCAGTAGTGGATCAGCTGGTTGAACGAATTTTGTCGGGTGTCCAGAATCGACAAGAGATCAGTCAATGGCAAACTTGCCCTAGTAAGCCAGGGATTGGTTTTACTGATGAGATGGTCCGTTCCATCTGGGATCAGGTCAGACCGCACTTAAATGATGCGATGCAGACCGATATCCAGGGTTGGGACTGGAGTGTCCAGCAGTGGGAGCTAGATGCAGACGCAGAAATGCGGATTCGTCTGGCCGGCGCTGCCGCAACCTCTCGTTATGCCGTAGCACTTCGCAACCGCGTCAAGTGTCTAGGTTTGTCGGTTTTCTCACTCTCCGATGGGACTCTCATTGAACAACTCACCGATGGGATCCAGAAGAGCGGCAGTTACAACACCTCCTCTAGCAATAGTAGGATGCGTGTTCTGGCTGCGCGACTCGCTGGATCAACCTGGTGCGTGGCCATGGGGGATGATTGCGTCGAGAAACGATCCGATGGCGATGTTGCTGCAAAGTACCTCGCTCTTGGTCATCGCATGAAGATGTATGATCCCTGTGGCAGCTCATCGTTCACGTTCTGCAGCCAGAACTTCCAACTCGATCCCTGCAAAGGACCAATCGCAGTGCCGGAGAACTGGTCGAGAACCTTCTATAGGTTGCTTTGTAATAAAGGTAACAAGCAAGAAGCTCTCGCGCAATTCGTGTACGAGATGAGACACTCTCCGATGTTGGTTCATTGTCTCGAGGTACTCGTCCGGGTGGGGTGGGACTCGGACAATGCCACGAACGCAAAATCCCCCGAAAGGGGCGGCGCACCCCGCGCCGAAGCCCTCCAGTAATGGAGGCATGTCGCGAGCACAGCG